AAATAATCCGCCAGTTGCTCCATACTTTACTGCAGCTTCAGGAATAGACGATGTGCGCATAACAGGAAGCCTGCTTGCTCCCACAACACCTGTCACTATTCCTGCGGTCTTGGCAACGGCCGAGGGGATTGGATAGCCTTCCTCTACGCCTCTTTTTAAGTCTCTTATATACTGTGGGTCAGCAATGCCCAACTGACCAGCTAACTCATCAATTCCCTCGCCAACATATGGAATGCTGCCAAGTGTTTTGGCAACGCCAGCAGTAAATGGAGCCTGCTCAGCTAATCCTATTTGACGGGTTCTGTTCATCGCCTCATTTAAGACTGACATCGCCATTTCTTGGTCATCGTTAACCCGACCATCTGGGCCAATAATGGCTACCCTACCAGCATCAACGTCTTGCACAATCCGGCTACCATCGGGTAACTGCATAATTGTATTTGTATACGCTGAAGGGCCAACAGAGGCACTTGTATCATCATCGGGAATGGTCCAAGGCAACCTCTCATCCGGATTCTGGATTGTCCACGGTTTTTGATCAGTCATATTATTGGCCTACTTTTTGCCAGTTGCTTTCAACCATGCGGTCACCCCCAAGGTACTCGTACCCATTAACGACCTGACCTACACTCAAACCAGACAGCGCGGTGTAGAAGTCAGCAATATTTGGCTGTGGGCCTTCATAGCCACGGAGAGTATAGTTTTTGCCAAAGTAGTCAGCCATCGCCTCACGCTGTTTGCGCGAAACCTCCATTTGAAGATACAGCTTTCTCAAGCGTGCAATATTTTTCTCTGGAGATAACATTGGGTTGTAAGCGCGGGAAATCAAACGCTCGCCTTCCTTCTCTGTAAACTGTGCGCCAAGCACTAGCCTCAAGTTTCTCTGCACCACTTCTTCAACTTGATCTTTGGCATCCTGAGCATCTGGGTTAACGAGCCCAAGCAATCCAACATTATTAATCAAGCCAATGGCGGGGCCTGTTAGCTCTGCGCCTTCCTCTAGATTCTGTAGCACGGTATTAATTTGCGCTACTTGAGCTCCCATATCTGAGCCACCGCCTCTAGTCCATTCCAAATGATCTTTTGCGTAGGCCTTATCTAGTGCCACCAGACCTTCCGGCTGCTTATCGCCACCTAGATCAATCGCAACACCGCCACCGCCAACCTGAGATACTTTGCCTGAGACTCCGCCGACATTGAATATTGCATTTTCCTCGTAAGCGTCAACGCCCATCTGCTTGTTTATTTGTGCGCCAGTCATTTGCGTGTAAGTTTCTTTTGGCGCTTTAAACTGTGATGTAACGTATGCTTGATAAATAGCGCTTGCGTTAGCTGGGTTTGCCTCAATCATATCCGCCACTTGCCGGGCTGTCGGATCATTAGATCTTCGCAGCATCTCTACGGTCTGATTAGATTGTTTTCTTGCGGCTTGCATGGCCATCAGGTCACTAGCACGCTGATCAATAGCGGCGCTGGGGTTCATTCGCATCTGATTAAATGCAGAAGCCAGCCGAGCCATTTTTGTCTGATCCTGAGTGAATCCTTTGACCCTATCCATAAAGCCCTGCTTTGGCGCAGGAGGCTGTTGCATTGCGGGAGCGGGAATAGGGGGTTGCATCATTGGGGCGCCCTGAGATGGCTCCAAAATGCCATCAAGAAGCCCGCCTGACTTAGGAGACTGCAATTCTCGCATCCTCTGCATTCTTTCAAGCTCTGCCTTAACGTCAACAACAGACATATCTCTTAAAGCACTCATTGAGTAAACCTCACATTTGGCCCATTTGACGGGCTTTTTCTATTAATTCCATTATGCCCGTGGGGCTTAGTGCCTGCACTGCATTGTCTTGCATAGGGACATACTGCTTCTGCAAAGGCGGCATGGCAGGAGCGTTTATCGTTTCATAACTGTGAGTTTCACCAAGGGGAATGTCAATTTCTCCTATTAGCGCACGGATGTCAGCATCTTCTAAATTAGATACAGCGCCGAGGGAATTAGCAATTTCTGGCACGATATCGCCAACGGCTATTTCATCCATCACCTTAGCTATATTGTCTATTCCCGCTGAAGGGTCAACGGTCATGTTCGATGCGCTTTCAACCATTTGCGCATCCTCTATCATCTTGCGCATTACGGCTTCCTTATCTGTCTCTGGATTGTACAGGCTATTCATTACAGACCCTCATATACTTTGTCATATCTTACAGCGAGATAACCAGAAGGCGTTTCTACAACATTCTCAGGCATTACTTCTCTCACCTCTTGAGCTATAACGCCAAGGGTCATACTGTTACTTAAACCGGCTTCTTTAGCGTCTTCAGTCCAATCCCAAGTATATAGGCCTAGACCATTAGGAAGATCGCCAACGCGCTCTACGTTAGTTTTAAGACGCATGTCAGAGAGCGCAGCAATTTCAGTGCCCATAGCCAGATAATCGAACAGACCCGGATTGTTTTGCGTTGTCTGGCTCTGAGGAATCGGTGAAGCGCCAAGAGCTTGCGACACATAGCCGATAGTTGAGGCTGGCGCCCCGGTGTACCCGGCATACTGCTGCCGTGCCGCGTCAATCAACTGCTGTTGCATCAACTGCTGTATATTACCCTGATTCATAAGATCTGACTGGACATCTCGTCCCATACCAAACCCAAGGTTACCTAAATTAGCGAGCTGTTGCGCACCCTGCATCTGCAGGTTGGCACCCTGTAACCCCATTGACTGGTTAGCAAGATCAGCCTGCATCTGCCGGTTAATATCGCCTGTAGCGGCTTGCTGTGCCTGCTGGAACCCAGCTTGCCGTAGGGCGGCTGATTGTTGCCCAATATTCGCTAAAGCACCCCTCCCAAGCTCGCCCATTGCAACGCCGTGCCTAGAGCCGCCAAATGCTCCAGCGGACTGTGCTTGCGCACCAAGCGTGTTTAGCCCCATCTGCGCAGATCGCATTATGTCAGCGGCATTAGCATCTACAACTTGTTGCGTATATGGATTTTGGTAGCTAGACAGGTCTGCATCGCCAACCGCCCCAGCTTGCACATTCATTGGCTGATACCCTCCAGCCGCAACTGTTCCTGCCATGCCGCCTTGCACAGCCTGCGCGGCTAATTGGTTCATGTTTGCAGCCTGCGGGTTAGTAGTCGCGTCTTGCGCTCTAGTCTGTCCTCCCATAGCCATTATCGTTCCTCCTCTTCTGGAAATTCCGGAAATTGCGGATCAGGCCCCATCCCTCTGTAATCTGCTACAGGGTACTGTCTTAGGTTTTGCTCTAAAGACCCTAAGTTAGACATATAGGGTCCGCCTTGGCTAGATGTTTGGCTAGACGCAAATGGATTGCGCGCATACTGTGCCCCGGTTCCACCAAACAGCGCATCATATCGCGCCTGCTGTTCTGGATTTCGTTGTGCCAGTTCTTGCTGAGCCTGCTCAAAAATAGGAAAGGCACTGTAGCCCATCATGCCGCCGCCGAAGTCCTGCGCTTCAGGCATACCCTGAAAAGGAGAGGAGGGGGTAGCAAAACCAAATGCGTTAGCCGCATCAATCTGGCTCTGAAAAGCCGCTTCTTGCATTGGATTAAACGCCGCAAGGTCTGGACCCATGTATGGCTGATAGCCAATCTGTTGGGCCTGCTCTGCACGCGCTAGGTTTCGGATAGTGGGCTGTTTTGCCCACTCTGGAATTGTTTGTTCTGTTGTCTGGCTTCCGCCTTTTCCACCACTCATCTTATAGCTCCTTGGCTAATGTGGTGAACGATTCGGTCCACCCTTCGTTTTTCAAAACCCTAGACCAGCCTTTTCGGCCAGCTATCGACATTCCGTCACAGCCCTGCGCTTTTGCAAACTGCGCCGCTGAGTCATTCATGTCTACAATCTGATCCATCTCGCCCCCGGCCAAAAATACATGGAATATTTTTTTCTTTGGGAACAGGATAATTTCTGTAACTGCACAGCCTCTTTCAGCAGGCCAAAACTGGTATCTCAGGGAGTGAATGCCTTCAACAATGTCGCTCCACTCATGCGTGCCTCCAGAATACTCTAGGGCGGCCTCAATCCAATCCTTACAGCGTTCTAGCTCTTCGTTGATACTTGCGGCCATTATTTAATCCTGTGTCTTATATGGGCTGATTATACCATTATTGGCGTGATCGCGTGATACTGATTCTAGCCGCCTCAGACGCCGGAGCAAAGGCAGTTGCAGCAGAAGCATCGAGCCAAAGGGCAACGTCATCCACCGCGTAGTTAAACTGTATGTAATCGCCTGCGCTCAGTTCTATCTGGTCTGTTACTGCAAGAATGGAAAAGGCATTATTGTTATGCACTGTCAGGCGCTCAGCGTGGTCTACGTTGGTGCCATTTACAGATAGCCAGTAATACACTGTCTTGCTGGCCGCGCTGCTACTCTTTACCTGTATGTGCCCAGTAATGCTGTAAATCCCTGCCTCAACAAAGTCTATTCGAGTGCTGTCAGATGCGTTAACAGAGATGCCACCATTGGTGCTGGTAGAGTTAAACGGTATCTGATACGCAGTATCGGCAGAGGTAGCTACTTGGCTAGTAGTGCAGGCTATTTCTCCATAACCGTCAGCTAGTACAATTTGCCGCCACTGGTTGTCTTTAGAGATAACCGGGTATCCTTCCCTATCCCATAGAATTATCCCGTCATCGACAGGGGAGTCCCCGGCAACATAGAAAACCAGTCTCGACTTAGTTCTCACCAAGTAATCATTCAGTCTGTCTGCCCACCGCCGGACATCCAAGCCTCCTGCGGGCGGCGGCCTTTCAGCTAGACTCATCTTTTCGCTCCGGGGCTGACTTCTAAGCGCATAGCTCCAGCTCTCCAGTTGGTTGTTTCTTGGCCTTCTATTTTCATACGAACCTGCCTCCCCTGAAATCTAACTGAGGTCGGATTGGATAAATCAAAAGGCCCATGCGTAGTTGCCGGTGCAGTAGGATATAGTCTAGTGGTAAAGTAAACGTCTGCGCTTTCCAATGATGTCACATCCGGAATAAGCCGCGTCACTTTCATTAGATCCTCCCCAGACGCTCCAATCATCAATGGACCGGTCTCGGCATAAGGCTTATCACTGTCGTAAGAAAACCCAGTTTCTTGGTCGTATAGCTTTCCATCAATTCCAAACCATATTGGATTGCTGAATACGCCAACATCAAACCCAGCCGACCGGGCCATTTTCCCTACTGTCCAGATGTCTTCTCTGTAGTCATAAGCAACATAGCTGTCATTGTCTTCAGCATCGGTGCCGGTAGAGTAGAACCACCAAATCTCGTTATGTTGAGCATTGTGGACGCCAAACACTTTACTGTTTTGCGACGTGTTTATATTGTCAAACACCCTGTCATGGACGGCGCACTGTAGCTCTCTTACGCCTGAGCCATCATACGCAAAGAAGCCGTTATTCCCCATCCAGAAAGCCCCTTCGTGGATTCCTACAGCAGACATTCTAGATATGGCGCCACAGGAACCGCTTACTCTTTCAAAGCCGTAAACAAAGGGAGGGCCACTGTAAGTTGCAACGTGGGCATCCGTTGTTGTCAGAATCAGCGTCCGCCCTCGAACCTTTACTGCCTGCTGTATTCTTCCTGTTGTTGTTAGCTCGAAGTCACCGGCCTGATTAGTAGCTGTTGGCGTCCAGTCGGTGTTGTCTTCTCTATCGCACCACTGAACCTTTCTTGGGTTGTTGCCTGCCCCTAACGCAAATATAAATCGTTCTTCAGTTACGACAATTGCATCGTTGTTAACGGGGGCGTTAGCGAGGGCAGTTGGGAGAACGGATGTGTTCAGTTGCCACTCGTATATTTTCCCATCCTCAGACGAGCACGCAACCAGATACTCTCCAAAGTTGCCCATAGACCATGACGTAGCTTCCGCATAAAAAGAATCATTCGCCCTTTCTGTTCCATAGTCTTCTTCACCGAAATCCGCCCCACCGTACCCGGTGTTGGAGGCTTGACCAACAGTCCCTGAACTTAAGCCTACAGGCGTCAGAGACGTTTTAACATTGTCCTGATATATGTGCGACAAAGAATTAAATGTGCCAGCAACTATATGCCTGCCCCCATTGTTGTCGGTCCAAACATGGCAGCCTCTTGGGACAGCGCCAACGGTTTCAGTTCCGCGCTGTAACCATCCGCCAATTGGCCTAAGAGAGCCTTGATCCCAGCGTACTAGGCTTGCATCCAGCCATCTATTTTTGCTGTCTAGGTCTGTTCCGGTGCGATAAACGCCGGGCGGTATTTCTAATGTTATTAGCGCCATTTCTATTTTCTCATTTTCATTATCTTGTCAGCGCCCTTAATGCCAAAACTGGCAGACACTGCGATAAACAATAAATACTGATACCAATCTGGCAGATTATTTAATGCGGCAAATGCTTGCTCAACTCTATTTATTATCGTCATATCATCTACCACTATTGCATAACCAATAAAGAACAGGGGCAAACTTAGTATCAGTGAAAAAAATTCATCTTTCCAGCTATTAGCAGAAGCATCAGCCATCTTAGCTTCCCAGTCAGCATCATTCTGAATCACGTTCATCTTGGCTTCGTGCTTCGCTTTAGCCTGATCAGCC